AGCTCTTGACCTATTCGCTAAATCAAATCCCGATTATTACAACAAAGTATTTGGAGCTTAATCATGAATAACATCATTAAGACTTTCGTGGCTTCAGAAGCCATCACTGAGTTCGCTCTCGTTTCTTCAACCACCGATGGCAAGATTGCAATCACTGACGCGGCTACTGATGCTCGTTGTATTGGTGTTGCTCAACGCGCTTGCGCAAGCGGTGAGGTTGTTGAGGTTCTTGTTCAAGGTGAATCACGAGTGATTGCTGGTGACACTATTGCGAACACTGTTTCACTTGTTATGGCTGACACTGATGGAAATGTTGTGGCTCATGCTACTAGTGGAAATTATGCCATCGGCCAAATCCTTCCAAACGTGAACCAAGCTTCTTCAAGCGCTGACGATCAGATCTTGATTAAGTTCACCGGTCCTAACAATCTACTTCCTTAAGGAGTTAAATCATGGCTTCATCATATTCAAATTTACATCCTGTTGATCAGATCTTAACAAGCCTTGTTCAAGAAGTTGTACCTAGTGATAATCAACTGATCGCTGACAAGGTTCTTGAGACTATCAAAGTTCCAGAGCGTTCAGGAACTCTATTAGTTGAAAACACTCGAAACTTCATGGGCGCAGGTGCAGGCCTTGACCTTGAACGCGCTCCCGGTTCAAGTCGTGCTTCAATCGGTGGTTTCGATCGTTCAAGCCAAACTTTCAAAGCTAAGATCTACAGCGCAAGCGATTCAATCGCGATGGAAGACATCTTTGACAGCCAATATCCCGGCAGTGAAGAAGCTCGCATTGCAAAGAAAGTTGCTCGCGTTATGAAGCTTGCTCGTGAGAAGCGCGCTGCTGATCTTCTTTTTGGTACAGCTAACTTTAACAACGACAGCTCTACCAACGAGTTTGGCGGTAAGTTCAACGCTGTTGGTGCAGAAGCTCTTAGCTATCTTCATGAGTTGAAAGACACTGTCTTTGAAGCGGCACATGGTATCAATCCCGACACCTTGATCTTTGGTCGTCAATTATTCCGCGAGCTAGCGCGTAATCCCGAAGTTCGCGGTTATGTTGGAACTAGCGCCAGCGGTATCGCAAGCGGTGAGCGCATCTTAAATGATGAAGCTGTGATTGCTGTTCTTCGTGATGTTCTTGGCATCCCTAACATTCATGTTGGTCAAGCTCGTCAAGACACTGCAGTTCCGGGTGCTACTAGCTCAGAGTCTTACATTTGGACCGGTGACAGCTTGTTCATGGGTATTCTTCGCGGTTCAGATGCTATCGTTCAAAAGAGCGGTAATGTGAAGGGTATGCCTGTGGCTGCTCTTAACCTTGCTTATAACGATATGGTTAGCGGTCAATATGACAGCCTAGACAAAACACGTCGTTATGTTTGGGGTGAAGAGGTCAACACCTTCCACGCTGTTGATTCTACTCTTGGTCGTATCATCACTGATTGTCTATAAGATATGCTTTGTTCGTGTGGTCAACCTATACTCCTTGCGGAGAGGGAAGATGCTGATAAGTTAGCAGTTGAAGACTTGACTAGACAGGCCAAGAGTCAGTCTGGTCCGTTGGCCACATTAACAAGAGCAAGACGCGATCAACTCAAAGCTGAGATTTCAGCCGAGAGAGCTTTTGCTTCCACTCTTCGGAAAGCAAGAGCACAACTATTGGAGACAGTGGAGAGGGCTATCACAGCAAGCAATCCATTGACTCTCCTAAATCTTACTGATGAACAGCTTCTTGATTTCATCTTACAAGGTGGACTTGGACTTGCAGTTGATGAGTTCATTGAACAACAAGAAGCTATCAAACAAACTGTTGAAACAGCGCTCAAAGCAGTTCAGCCCAACTTTGGGTTTGACTCAATAGCGCCACAACTTGAGAGTATTCAAGTTGCAACAGCTCAAGCTGTATTTGATGAGGTGATTCTTCCTTCATTCAAAACAAGCATAAATGAATCTCTAAGAGATTTATTGGTTGATGTTCCTCCAAGCATTGTGATGAGCAATCTTGAAGCAAGGCTCAAAAGGTCAGAGGGAACACAACTCACAGAGGTCAAGACAAGAATCAGCCAATATGGTCGGGGAATCACAGCAGTGGCAGCCGAAACAGCTGGTCTTGATCATTACTTATACACCGGACCAAGAGATGGAATCACTCGTCCTTTCTGTCGTGCCTTGATAAACTTAGTTGTTAATGACAAACAAATGAGAAGGCTTAATAATGGTCAAGGTCTAAGTGTTATCACTTCAGGCGGTGGGTATAATTGTCGACACAGTTGGAGTCCGGTGACAGAAGGCTTTATTGAAGCGGCCAACTTAACCAAAGCGAAACAAGCCGATATTACGAAAGCAAATAGAGGAGCGAAACGATGAGAAAAGCGATAACAGGCCAAAACTATCTCTTTGAATGGAACGCTCCAACACCATTAAGCGAAGCGCCAACTTTAGTGGTCAAAGGTGGATCATCTGCTTTTAGTGAGACAATGACACAGAGCAGAACTGACCTAACAGTAAACTCAATCGCAAGCGACCGAAGGACTTTGACCTTAAGCGCTGAAGCGATAGCGCTCCACAGAGATCAAGCCAAAGGCTTCTTGGTGACCAATGGAGACACTTGGTTTTCTATCACTGTTTCAAGGGTTGTTGGTACAACTGCAATCTTGGCCGAGCCTTTACCGAGAGAGATTGATTTAAGCACCAGCGCAACTCTTGTTTTCTCAATGTACTATGTACCTGTGACAAGCGCTTCAGTAACCGGAATAAGTGGATATTATCCATATGAGTTGAGTTACTCAGCAGACTATGGAAGTCAGAATCATGTCAAGATGGAGAAGGGAGTCATTAAAGCAACTCCAAGACCTTTTGACACCGGCCTTGATCATGATGAACTTGTGGCGACCTTTGCGAATCTTGCGGACATGATCCCAAGAAGACAGAGCGACTTTAAGCCACAGATCAAAGCGAGTCTTGATGAGATAGCGCTTCATATTAGAAATGCTTTATCAGCAGACGACATCACAGAGGATGAAGTTTTCAATGCTCAAAGCTTTAAGCTTGCTCATGCTTATTGCACAGCATCAAGAGTCTATGAACTTAATCTCCAACTTGACGCTTCCGAAGCAATGAGAACTAGATGTCAAGAGCTTCTTGATTCTGCTTTAAGTTCAGTAAGCCTTGATCTTGATGGTGATGGCTTGGTTGATAGTGGAGAAGAAAACTTGACTCGAAAAGGTGGAAGCGCTTCTGACTTTCGAGCAAGCTGGAGAACTTACAGCAAGAACTCAAATGATACCTTCTTCACTCCCAAACGAGGAATGAGACACTAATGGGAGCTAAAGTCACTTTAAATCTTCCAAGAAGTCTTTGGACTGCTGAAGACTCAATGAGACTAGCTTCTAATACCTTAGCTCAGATCAAGATAAGGACAGGGAAGGGAGTGGATGCAAATGGGCAACCGTTCAAAGACTATTCCCAAAAGCCGATCTATGTTGCTAAGAAGGGCGCTCGCCTTGCTCCCAAAGGTGGCCGACCATCAAGGACCGGAAAGAGTGTTTACTATTCTAAAGGTTATGCTCAATACAAAGAGGATAGCCGAAGAAGAGGACAAGGCGGTGAATCGGCAAGTGTTGATTTGGTCTTAAGCGGTAATATGCTTAATAACTTTGTTGTGACCGAAGCGACCAAAGATGGCTTTAAAATTGGGCTGACTAAAAATGCTCAATATGGCTATTATGTAAATGAAGAGCGAGAGTTCATCGGGTTGACTCCTGGTGAAGTTGACTTGATTGTCAAAGCTGTCGAGATTGATCTAAGGAGAAAACTCAAATGACTCAAGGAATCTTTTCAGCTCTTGAATACTTGGAGAACCAAGTTGAAAACATCACTCCTAAAACCGATGCTCATCATGGCTTTGTCGCCACAAATAGAGGAACCGGCCACACAATACCATTGGAGGAAAGAGCTAACTCAACTCGCTTCTTTGAAATGAGGATTGATGGCCTTGCTCAAGATGATGGACAAGCCGGTCTTAGTGGTCGGAAGCGCTCAAGAGTTCTTTGTCGTGTACGTTATGACATTCCTCATGATGATGGCTTCCTTCTTCGCTTGATGAATGAAGATTGCTCTGCTCTCATCAATACTTTAAAGGGGCCTCAATATGATTTATCAACGACAGGTATTGTCAGCTTGATTCCTCTTGAGGCTACAATAGAAACTATCTTGGACCAACAAGGTGAGAGACTAGCCTTTATTCTCTCCCTTCCTTTTGATCTTCTTTATCTGGAGGCTTAATCATGGCAGTGACTCACCGTTCACTTTCAATTTCTGTAGAGAGTTCTTTTGGCTCTCTCCATCCAACCACAGGACTACCAAGTCAAGACGGTTTACTTTTTACTTCCATTCCTTGCGAGCGCGATCCGATTGTGATTGCTGGTGAGCCTGTAGTCTCAGAGCGCAATGATGCTCGTGATGGATCTTATTTTGTACCGGCTGAGCCTGATACTGTTTGGGCTTCAGGAAGCCGAGTGAGAAGAAGAACCGGATCTATTGTTTGTCGTGTCGATCTGACTACCATCGGAACAGCTGCGGACAATTACACAACCAACTATCTTGGCTTGTTGCTTGGTGCTGGTCTTAAAACAAAAGTTCCAAGTGTGATCTCTGACACTGTGACTTCTGTTGATGAGAATATCTACACACCAACAAGCGCTCCGGCTATCACCGATATTGGTACTTTGATTAGCACATCAATCGCCGGTCGTGCGGAATATAGCGCAATAACTGACAACGACAACGGAAGCGGAAATGTTGTTCTTTCTCCTGCGCTCTCAGATGATGGATATACTTCTATTCGTGGTCTTCAAACTTGGTACACTCCAAGCCGAACAGATACCGGAGACTTTGAAAGCTCTGTGGCCTTTAGAATCGAGGGTGTAAACTTCCTTACTTTGGCCTATGGTTGCGTTCTTGAGTCAATGAATATCACTCTTGATAATGGGCGTTTAATGGCTGAACTAACTTATCAAGCAGCTTATATCACCGATGATCATGCAAGCGCCACCGGTCCGGTTGAGCCAAGCTACAACACAGGGGCGGCTCCTTTGTTTAGAGGTGCTTATGCTGTAGTGAGTGATGCTTCTCCATCTAGCTTGACCAATGCTACAAGCGCGGACTCACTTGGTCGAATCGCTCTTGATTGTGAAGACTTTAGTTTAACTTATACTAATACTCTCACACCATTAGGACACTCAAACAGCATCTTGGCAATGTCTGGCATGGAGATCAGTGATGTTGTTGTCGAGTTGTCTATGACAGTCTCAACAGTAAACACTACAATCAAAGATGATTTCTTCAATCGTACAGTTCGCCAAGTGTTGATCGGAACCGGTCCTCAAGGTGATGGGCAAGGTTGCGCAATCATGATCCCGGCCGCTATGCTTACAAATGATCCGAATGTATATGACATTAGTGGCAACGATATAGTAAGACAACAGTTGACTTATCAACAGAGTCGCTATGCTGGAGACTTCGGAACATCTGCTTATGAAGCAAACGCTGGCAACTCTCCATTCAGAATCGCTTTAGGAGTTTAATTATGGCATTGCATTTTCTTACTAGCTCAACCGAGTTCATTGACGTTGTGGTCACTTGTGATTCCTCAGTGGAAGCAACAGAGGACCAAAGAAGCGCTTATCTTAACAGCGGTTCACTTGATGATCTTGGCAATGTTAAAGAAGATGCAACCATGTTCACACTCAAAGCGCTATCACCTTCCGAGCGAGAAGAAGCGGAAGTTCGGGCCGGTGCTTATACTAGAAGCGAACTTGGAAGGATGCTTTGGGTTGAAGCTCCAAGCGATCAAAAGGCGCGCGCTGTTTGGCATCACAATCTAACTGATGAAGAGCGTGAAGCTATGGCTGATTATAATGCCTATCTTCAACGAGTTTACATGGAAATGATTGTGGGTAGCCTTACCAATATCAATGGTGAGGAAGCAACTATCATGCAGATCATGAACATAAGACCAGAGTCAAACCGAGTTCAAGCAATCAGCGAATTAGTCATGCATATTCAAAGAATCAGCTTGCTTGGTATTGAGGGAAAATAGCACTCGCCTCTTCGGTTTGGCTTAGTCACTCGAAGGGGCGCGCTTGGTCATGTGAACAATGCCAAGCCAAGCAAGGATTAAGAAATCTTCGTGGGAACTGTGGTGGAGCTTTTAAAAAAGGCTTGCCTATGCTTCAGATAGATGAAGAAGGGCCTTACTTGCCAGGTTATCGAGTAGCTCCCGATTGTGGTGAGAACTATTCAGATTTAAAGATTCGATCTTGTCCGGTCGCTTCATCAAATAGGCTTGCTTCAATTATTCAAGCTTATCATAGACACAGAGCTGGACTTGCTGAGATAACACATACATATCCAAATCCAACTTGCGCATTACTTGAAGCGGTTGACGTGCTACACTCAAACACAGAAGAAGCGCATTATAGATCACAAGAACGCATGATGAAAGAAGCTCATAATGGCAAATAATCAAGTGGAAATTGATGTTGTCTTAAACGCTGAACAAGCGGAAAAAGGCTTTGATAAACTTGAAGAAGGCTCGAAAGCTGTTGGGGAATCATTCAGCAGTGTTGGGAAAGCTGTTTCAACATTAGGTGGAGAAGCTAATCAAGCGCTTGGCGGTGTTGGTGAATCTCTGAGTGGTGTTGTTGATGGCTTTACAGACTTAGCTTCAGCGGCCAAGAATGGCGGTGCAAGCTTTACAGCTTTAGCTGGTCCGATTGGGATTGCTGTTGTTGCGGTCATGGAATTAGTCCAAGCCTTTAAAGAGTATTCTGATGAAGTAAGTGGCGCTAGTATTAAGCTTGAAGCTTATCAATCGGCAGCAAGTGAAACAACTTCTATAATTGAACAATTAAGCGATGCACAAGTTGAACTCAACAGAGAGACAGTTAAGGCTTTACGTTTACAAGCTGAACAGTCACAAGCATCAATCGAGCAAGGGCAGCTACTAGACGAAAGATCAAGTAAGCTAAAAGTTGAACGAGATCGCTTGAAAGAAACTATAAGGTATTACAAAGAGCGAGCAAAACTACTTGATACTCCTGAAACTCAATTTAGTGAACTAATTGCAGCAAGAAACCAACTTCTTGAAGTTGAGCAAAAGATTGAAAAAGCTCAGAACGCTTCAACGGATGCAACTGTTAGAGGTGCAAAAGAAAGAAGAAAACTGACTGAGTTGGTAGAGGGGGAATTAAAAAAGTCTCCTGAGTTCATCAAAAAGCAACGTGAGCTTGAAGCGAAGCTAATAAGCGAAGCAAATAGAAATCAGCTACAAGCAACAAAGGACTCTGTTAAATCTCAAATTGAAATTGCTAGACTTGGCAGTAAGCAAAAAATCAGAGAACTTAAAGCCATTGAAGACATATCAGAGCAAGTTCGATCAAAGGCTATAGCTGGTGAACGCGCTAGACTCCAAGCAGAGATCACAGCCATTGAAAAGAGCTTTACTGATAAACGGAGAGCCGAAGCTGAGAAGCGCAGACAAAAGCGCCAAGCCGACCGAGCAAGAGAAGCGACTATGGAATTGGCCAAAGCTCGACAGCTACAATCGGAGCTTAAGAACCTTAGAAGCCTTGAGCTTGAATCAATGAAGCTTCAAGGTGCAAGCGCTTTAGATATTGCAAGAGAGCGCTACAATGATGAGCTTGCTTTGGCTGGTGAGAATCAAAACAAGATCTTGATTGCAACTCAGCGCTTTGAGAATGAAAAGACTCGTATCCAACAAAGTGAACAAGAGAAGCGCTTTGCAGATGAAAGAGCAATGGCTCAACAGCGCTCAAACTTTATCTACTCAACAATGGAGTTTGACGCTCAACAGATTGAAGACCAAACAGCTAGAGAATTGGCTCTCCTGGATCTTCGCTATAAAAAAGAAATTAGTTTAAATGAGCATACTCAAGCCGAGATCACAGAGATCCAAAGAAGAGAAGCTATCGAAAGACAGAAGATCCTAGATAACTCTTTTATTGAATCGATGGACACTCTTAAGAGCATGAGTCAAGACTTGCTTAAAGAAAGCACAAGCGCAATTTATCAAAGCTTGGTTGATGCTGGTCAATTCGATCTTACCTTTGAAGAATTGAAACATGACTTTGATCAAAAGGTAGGCCAAGCAAGAGAAGAAATGCTTAAAGCTCAGGCTTCAAGTGATCTTGATTTATTTCGTCAAAAAGAAGAAGAAATCACAAACTTAACTTCTCAATATGAATCCGAACGACAGCATATAAGAGCGCAACAAGCTCAAGCAATACCTTTATTGTTTGGAAACATCTTAAAAGGATTAGGCCAACAAGCTTCAGTCGAAGCAGTCATGGAATTAGCCAAAGGCTTTTCAAAACTTGGTTCTCCTTTAACTGCGGGCTTTGCTCCTGCTCACTTTAAAGCAAGCGCAATTTTTGCTGGTGTGGCTGCGACAGCTGGAGTCGGTGGAGCTATGTTGTCAAATAATGCAAACACAGCAATTTCAAGAGCGGGAAGAAGTGGAGGAGAGAGTGGTTCAATCTCTCCAACAGGCACACCACAGACAGCGACCACACCACAACGAGAACAAGCTGATACAAGTCAAATGGTGTTCAACATCAACTTTGGTGGCGCTGTTATCTATGATACTCAAAGAGCGGCTGAACAAGCTCTTGCAGATCGAATCACTAACCTTCAGAATACTCGAAGACGCGGAGCGCCTCGAGGGAGGGCCATGTAATGCCATTAAATAATCCAGCACCACAGTTTGCACTTCTTACCTCTTGGGATATGAGAAGTTTATCAGATCAAGAGCTATTCACTCGAAGCGGTGGAAGCGCTGTTGAAATGCCTGACTTTTCACAAGGTCAAGGAGTTTATGAGGATGTCCTATTCTTCTTAAATAATCGAGAGTCAAATGATTTTGTTTTTGGTACAGGCCAACTTCAAACTGATGCGACTTTTGGCGGTGCTTCCCAATGGTCAATCTCAATCAATGCAGATGATAAAGTTCAGATTATCAGTGATACTGACTTCACTCTGACCAAGACCGGTTCAAGCGATCCTTTTGGCTTTGGAGATAGCGCAATCAATGCCACACTTGATGGATCAAGCTATGTGGTGACCGCTCCCAACGATTGGACAAGAGGATTAATTGAGCTTGAAGATGTTCTTTATCAGCTTGATGAAGGTGGTGATGTTGGCACTTTTAACTTCCCTTTAAATGTTCCTGATGTTCAAGACGTGACAACATTCTTGAGATCAAGCGAAAGCGATGCAGATGACTTCAGCTTGTCAAGCTTAACAGAGTTAGACAACACAGCACAAAGTGAAACTGATATCTATTGGATGCTTGATGATAATGGTCATACTCATTGTTTTTATCCAACAAGCGCTGGAGATATAACATGGACAAGCACAACACTAAGAGATCTATTGGGCTTCACAGGGAACGAATCCGCAACAACAAGCGGATCATACAGCCGATTGACTTCAACATACAAGAACGCTGGGGCCTTGCTTCCATCAAGACCATTCCAATCTCATCATCTAAGAGTGGAGAACTTAGGCCAAAGCAGAAGGAAGATTGGTGGGGGATATGTCGCAAACTTTATTGGAAGCTATGTTGTATCAAACCTTAATTTTGATGTTGATGCGTTGCTTGATCAAGTAGACGATTATCGACACTTTACAGAGCGCTTTATCCCTTTGGTCGGTCCGGGTGAAAGAATCAACTTTTATCAAGGTTGGGGAGATTCAAGACGAGCGCTTAGAACTGCTCAAATAGT